TGAAAGTTTCTTTGCCGATATGGGCGAGCGACCAAAGGGTAAAACGTTGGATCGAATTAATCCTGATGGTAACTATGAGCTTAATAACTGCCGTTGGCTTACGGTTAAAGAACAAGCTAATAACACACGGCGCAATCGGCGGGTTGAATATGAGGGGCAGTCCTACACCCTAGCTCAACTAAGCGAACGAACCCAAATGGAGTATAAAACCTTACAGCAGAGATTAAATAAGGGGATGTCGGCGTTTGATGCTGTTCATGCCCCATTAAAAAATACTGGCTGGAGAGCAAAACGAATAAAGGAGCAATCTTATGCGATCGAGGGATAAAGGTAAGCGGGGAGAATTGGAGCTAGCAAACAAGCTAAAGGAACACGGCTTTCAAGCTAGGCGAACACAACAGTTCTGTGGCAAAGCTGGGGACTCTGATGTAACCTGCACCGAATTGGCTGGCTGGCATATCGAATGTAAACGTGTGCAAAACCTTAATGTTGATAAAGCTATCGACCAGGCTACAAGAGATTGCCACGACAATACCCCTGTAGTAATACATCGCAAAAACAATAGACCTTGGCTTGTAACTCTCTACTTAGAAGATTGGCTGAAATTAGTGAAATAATTACATTATCGGATTTAATGGATTGTGGCTTCAAAGCCACTCCAGAACAAATCTTGTGGATGGCCGTCATAGAAAGAGCCATGATTGATTACCTATGGCCGCCACGAGACCTAAACATTAAGCACAGAAATAACCTTGTCCCGTTCCTATTTGACACTAATCCCTGGCCGCATAACCTAGAATACATTTGTCAAAACGTGTTTGAACATTCTGATACCGTTATTCAAATACGACGGCGCATTATTAAAATGAAACAGGATAAAGTACCAGAAGAAGCCTTTATGCGGGCTAGAAGATTTACAGGCTATTAGCGCTTCTTCTTCTCAATAACAGACCAAGCCTGCGCTCCGCCGTACAGAATAGCGCCAGCAATAACAGGCTCAGCAGCCTTAACCAGGCCAGCAGCCTGATCCTCAGTTACGCCAATAGTTAGCAAGCTACCAGCAGCTAGGGTAAGCAAGTGACGAACGATGGATAAAAGTATCGGCATAAAACACCTTTTGTAGCTTCAAATATAGAAGCAGAATAATTACAGTTACGACTTCTAGGATCTACAAACTTACCACGGATGCAATTCATCCACGGCTCCCAGTAATAGCGTAAATCACAATGGCGGTATTGCTCAACCCATTTTTTTACGTTGATTGTAGCGCCGTCTATGCCGTCTAAATCAACTATACACGGGCTAGACAATCTAGGATTAACTCCATGTTTCTCGCAGGTGTATCCAGGTAAGCAGCGTTGCCCGTATGGATTGTCCACAATGTTACAATTAGGCACAGCAGCAGATACAAGATTGGCAAGGACTCTTCTAGCTCTTTCATTTAGGTCACACTCCAAACACGGACTAACGTAACAAGTTAACTCCTTATTTGTTATTCTCCCCTTAAATCTTTCCAACACCGTTTTAAACCGCTTGCGTAACCTGCTATTTGGTTGGAGCGCTGCACGACTAGCCGATGCCGCTGTATAGCCCCATAAAGCCTCATAACGCCCGCAGCGCTTGTTTCTCATGCAGGGGCTTTGTATTAGGTGCGCTCTAATTACCTTTGGCCTAGGGTCGTTTAACAGGCTATCAATACATTTGCACTGCTGCCCAAACGTATTTTCTAACCAGCCTAATTCTACCTGTTCCATCCCATGATACAGGTCATTGACACGCTTACACGAAAAATCCTTGTGGCATACGCCCAGCAAGCTAGGCGCAGCATAAGCAGGAGTAATGCTAAACAGCATTACAAGCAACCATCTCATCGAGATAGTACCTTATCCAGCTTACCCTCTATTCTGTCTAGCCTTAGCTTTATATTGGTAAGCTCCGTATTAATAACCTGCACCTCAGCGGCAATACGGTATTTGTTTTCTTCTAACTCTTTTAGGCTATTTTTAACCGCTCGATAATCTAAACCGACAATCGACACAACTACGCCGATAGCAGCTTTGATAATCATATCAAACCAATACTGTACCTTTGTAAAATCTCCCTCGGTCAATGTATCCGGCCTCCACCATAAGCATCAATTACTATCAATTCTGCTTCGGGAGTACCCGCCATTAGGTCTTTAAATCTGTTAAATGCTGACCTACTGGCTAAGATAGCCGACTCGTCTCCTAACCTACCGTACTGCATCCCTAGTAATATACATCCATGCGTATCCTTGTGCGTATTGCCCGCATGAAACAAAATATGGTCTCGCTCAGGCACGTCCATCACCTGCCAAGTTAATCCAAACTTAGGACTATTCCTTGGCTTAACTTTGTACCTGCCAACAGGGATACAACTTATTCTACGTTCGTTAGCTCGCCAGGCATCCTCAAGCGTAACAAACTCAGGAACATCATCAATGCACAACACGCCAAGAGTAGCGCCATTGTACTCAGATACCCTGACTAAACGTAACCGCCTCATGCTGGCTCCGATACCTCTGGCAGCCTAGCCTCTAGCTCTTCTACTTTGGCAGATAGTTCTTGAATAGCTTTAAATGCCAAAGCTACAAAATGACTGTAATTTAAAGCATCGGGCTGATTGTTTGCATCGTACTGTACAAACTCTGTTAAGCCTAAGTCGTTTACTTCTTCGGCAATTAGTCCTGCAAAACGACGGTTACTTGTCGCATCGCCTTTTAGCTTGTATGTTACTGGCCGTAACTGTTTTACAGTATCCAAGCCGTAAGACATGTTTTGTATGTCATCTTTATATTTAGAAGCAGAAACAGAGCGATACAACAATCCGTTGCTTTCAACGTACATATTAGCAGCGTTTAAAGTGTGCAGATTGTATGGAGAGCCGCCTCCATTTCCAGTATAAGTAGCTCCATCGCTAGTTACTTGAAACATTGTGGCATCAGAGGAATTAACTAAAGAGCAAATTGTATCTGTACCGTTACTTGTTTTGCTTTTTACTACAAATTGTACTCCAACAAGAGGCGTTCTATTAATTCCAACACGCTGTTGATTATCCATTACAATAGCATCAACTGCACTGGAGCTACCATCTGGCGTAGTTGCGATAGTTAGCATGCCAGGCATGTCATTTAATCCAGGCGTCCCGTCAACTTTGCAACTAATAGCTGCGGCTACGTTATAACCGGTTCCGTTGGCTCCTTGAAAAACAATAGCTCCTAATGAATCTCCATTTTGCACAACTGTATTTGTGCCAACTGTAGCGCTCCTAGATTTTTGAAAAATCTGGTTAAGTCCTCCAGAATCAGCACTAAACTTTGATAGCAATCTATTAGTTGTAGTTGTTTGTATGTCGATACCAGCTTTTGCTTGGCCTAAACTAATTGCATCTGTATCAGTTGTCCCGTTAGCCAAACCTACAATCTTATTGGTATTTAGATTAAGGTTTCCAGTCATGGCATTACTGCCATCCTTGTTTATGCACTGGTTAATGCCAGTGGTAAAGTCATTGTCTTGCATATCGTGCCGCCCTGGCTCAATACCTATCATACCCGCAGCATCGCTAGCCCATGTAGGATTTGCTCTTGTAAATGTGCCTCCGCTCCAAGCCATATAACTCCTTATGCTTCTATTAGTTTTGTTACTTCTCTAACGTAATTCTGTGTTTCGATTGGCATATATTCAGCTATGTTTTCCCAAGTAATATCCTTACCTGCTGCCCTAGCTTTACTAATAGCTGCCTTTACTGTTGACGGCCTAGAGTTATATGCAGCAAACAACAACCGCTTGTCTTTATATTTGCCGTAAGCATTGTCTAGTTCAACTAATAATTTACTAGCACCTTCAATCGCTTGCTTAGGGTCAAATGGGTTTTCAACTTTCAATGCCTTTGCCGTAGCTGGCATAAGTTGCATCAATCCTTGCGCTTGACCAAATCGAGTTTTTGGTCCAACAGCTTTAGGGTTAAAACTTGATTCGACTTGGGCAATAGCTTTAACCCATCTTGGATTGATTCCATATTCGCGTGGTACCTCATCAAGTAATGCACTTACTTCTTTAGTGGGGATGCCCTTACCTTTTTCTTTGCTACGACTAACGGCTTCAGGTTGTGGAGTAGGCTCAGCGGCTACATCTCCTAATGCCGACTCTAATTCTGCTAAGGCATCAAACCTTGCGGCTTCTGATTGAGTCATTGTAGGCGAAACAATAGGAGCAGCATTATTTTGCGTAGATTCTATTGCTGGAGTAAACAAGCCTGCACCACGACTTACAGCTGCGGCTCTTGGAGCAAGAGATTCGACAAGTGACATAGCTTCGTTTATTCGCTGGTCTTGCAAAACTATTCTAGCGGCTTCTTCCTTCCCATATTTAGCTGCATCGTCAATGTATTTTAAAGCCGTAGCTGGATCTGTTAATGCTTGAGCTAATGCACTTGCAGTTTTTGCGGTGCTTTCTTGTATTGTGCCACTTAACAATCTTTCGCCAACGCCAGCAGTAACACCGGCCAATTTGCCGCCTAATGCTGACGTTATTCCAGACCGTCCCACGTTACGCATAGCAGATAGCGCACCTGCTTCTGCACCAGAAGCTATTGCCTCTTTACCTGTTCCACCTAACGCACGAATTAAGCTAGTAGCTTGTGTATCTATGTTTCTAGCAGACAAACCTTTTACATCAGCAGCTTCAGCAGTATTTTGTATTTTAGTTAGCGCATCTTCCCACTGCTGTAATACTGGAGCTATTGGGCTATCTACAAATACCGCACGTTTACTACGCAACCATTTTAACTTTTTATCGACAGTTTGCTGCTGCACAAAATCAGCCATTTCAGTAGCTAACTTATTAGGCTCTAAACTGCCCAATACTTTTGCGTACTCGTCGGAAACCGCCGACTTTTTGCTAACGGCTGTAATAATATCTTCTGGGTTTTGCTTGCGAAGAAGTTTAGCTAATGGGCTTAATTGACCATCTTCGCCTCTAAACCATCGCTGTTTATATTCTCGCCAAGAACGTTGAGCATCCTTTAATCGCTCTGTACCAGGAACGTCATCAATCCTCTTAGCAAGCATCTCGCTAAGTCTATCTGCCAAAAGCTCATCACGAGACCCACGAGTAGCTGAACGAGACAACTCTAACGCTTGAGAGCGTAAATCTTGTAACGTGCCAACTGTTGTTCCTTGAGTCTTTGCAGTTGTTTCTGCGGCTTGTCTGCCAAATCCAGCAGGTGTTTTTTGCTTTTTAGGAGCAGCATCAAGTGCCTTTATTTTTTCAACGAGATTTTCCAACTCGCCTGATGGCCCCAAAACATCTGAACCTTTATAGATCCTATCTACTTCTTCTATTGCTGCTTTACGCAACCCTACAGACGGCGCTGCAATTTCTCGAAGATCGCTTGTGAATTTTCCCCCTGCACTGGCATTTTGTGTTTCTCTAGCTTTTTCTAATAATTCTTTAGCGGCTTCGCCAGCCCGTTTGGGATTTGGATCTTTTAATGCCGACATACTAAGTGCGGCTTGATCTAAATCATCTAATTGCTTAGCTGCTGTCTCTGCAAATGTAATGTTAGCCTGGCCTAAATCTTGACCTGATAACAATTCCTGCATACGAGCTAATTGTTTAGAGCCAGTAACATCCGCAGTAGTTAATGCTTCGCCAATAGTACCTAATGCTTCTTTTTCAACAGCAGCTTTAACTAACTCTTCACGAGTAATCGACTTAACTAATTCGCTTCCTACTAATCGCTGTGCTGCCTCTTCTGTAGATGGCCCTACAAAACGATTGTATATATTTGTGCCAGCTCTAACTAAAGGAACAACCTTTTTTCCTAAATAACCAAACCCTCGCAGTCCAGTTTCTATACCTGCTCCTAAGCCAGCCTCGCCAGTAGCTTGTGCAATTCTGCTTTCAGTTGGGGTAGTACCTGTTAAATAATCTATTCCCATTTGTATAGGCACGTCAGCATACGAACCTAATGCACCGCCTAAAATACCACCTATCGGACCGCCTAAAAAAGTTCCAGCAGTGCCACCAACAACACTACCAGCAATAGATGCCCCCTCTTCTGGAATAATTCTTAAATTTTGTACCGCTCCGGAAGGTGTCCATGATTTAGCGTATTCTTCTGCGCTAACTCCACCAATGTTAGTTGGCGAAGCGTAAGCTAATTGTCGCATCCTTTCAAACCATGACAATTCAGGAGCAGAAGTTGCTGTTACATTAGGTATTGCAGTAGGTAAAGGCGTTGCAACAGGGGCAATTCCTAACGCATCTTCCAATTCTGCTAATGAATCTGCCATTATTGCCTCGCCGCCCTAACTAGTGCCGCTGCCGCAGCTCGTTCATTTGCGCTCATTCTTGTTTTCCAATCTGCGCCGTATTTGGATTTTAATTCTGCAACAAAAATATCAGCAGCGCTACCTTGAACATTAGCTTCACTTGAAGACGCTGCTACTGATGGCATACCAAATTCAACACGACTTTCCGACTGCATCCCTTGTTCAACAGATTTAATAAAATCTTCCGCAGAAGAAAATGCACCTTTCATGTTATCAACTGCTAATTGACGGGAATCTTTTGCAAATCGGCGCAACAACATAGCTTTTGTTTCTGGCCCTGCTGTAAAATCACCGTTTAACATTTCGTTAATATCTGCTTTTTCTTTGTCTGTTGTAGCTAAACCAGACAATGCCTTTCGCTCTTCAAATGAAAGTTTCTTTAATCGTTGCCGCAAAGCTTCTTCATCTATTGCTGAAAATGCTGTGCCAACACGATATGTGATCCAGTTGTTATAACGATCTAAATCATTAGCTATTTCAACGGCTATATTACTAGCCCCAATTCGCTTTACATTTTCAGTAACTAAAGCGGCTGGGGCTTTTGGATTTGCTCGTTCTAATGTTTTTTTGTAAGCGGCTTCCTGCTCTCTTTCTTGCCTAGCTTTTTCAATTAACCTTCCCGATGACGCTTCTCTTGCTTCTGTTAATTCTCTTGCGATTTCGGCTTTTGCATTTACTAATGCTAGCGCTGGGTCTTGCCCTGCCTCTCGATTTTGCATTGTCAATTCATCGATTCGGCGTTTCTTTTCAACCGCAGCATTAACACCAAGTTCGACTAAAGAGCGTTTTAAATCAGCATCAATTTGCTGTTGTTTTGCTTGAAAATCAAATTTAGCTTGTTGATCACCAGACCGAGCTTTACGATCTAATTCTTTCATCTGTGCCGTAAAAGCATTTTGTTTTTCTCTTGCTTGCTCGCTTAAATCTGCTTTAAAACTAGCCGTTTTTCGTTGCTCTTCACCTTTAGCTGTTTCTCTTGCAAGATACTCCTCTAACGGAGTACGGCGAGCAGCTGCATCTTCTCGTAATTTTTGCAATTCAAATTCTCTTGCAGACTGTCCTTCAGGAGTGTTGTAAAATTCGCCAACTGCTTTCAATTTAGCAACTTCTTGACCAGCTGTTAACGCAAGTGTGTTTTTCCTAGCTTGCTCCTGTGCTGTTAGCGCTGTAGCCAAAGTAGAAAGCCTAGACTGCTGCAAACTATCACCAACGCCACCAATAAACTCAGTACGAGCTTTAGGTGTTTCTAATGTCATTAGTTGATTGGCTAGTGTATTAGTTTCTAGCGAAGTTCTAGCGGCCTCCTGGCGAGCCTGGTAGCCCAATAACGACTGAAGCAATATAGAACCTAACCCTATCCCTACGGCTTGCCCTGTTGAGCTATACGGGCTTATTAGTTGCGGGCCTAACTGACCTACTTGTTGTGCAGCAATACCGTATCCGGTTTCTAACGGTGCAGTATTAAGTCCAAATAATGCTTCTTCTAATGTAGCCATTTCTTACCTTTTTAGGTTAGAGGTTATAGCTTGTCCAGCTCCGCCAGCAAAACTTTGTACGCCCTGCGCTACGGGATTAGGCTGCGCCCCTGGATAACCTGTGGATAACGACTCTATCTCCATGCGCTCATACGGAGTTAGCTGGGGAGCGCCGCCGCCGCCGCCTCTGTTCATTCCTGCAATACGCATCTGTGCTCTACGAGTTAATTCGTTTTGCTGTGCCTCAAACTGCTGCTGTTGCGATAGCTGTTGCCCCTGGTACTGTGCTTGTATTCCTGCCATATAAGGCTGCTGCAAAATACCCCACTGCTCGTAAGGTGACATGGCAGTCTTATACGCCTGTCCAAAAGCCTGTTCCTGTACGCCATAAGCACCCTGCTCTGCTGCGCTCATCGCCTCCTGCCTAGCTAAATCCTGGCGCTGCGTATTAGCTTTCATCAATGCCTGTGCTGCTGGGCTGCTAGGGTCTAGTCCTCGCTCTGCAATCTGCTGTTGTGTAGCTACATCCTGGCGCTGAAACTCCTCTTGGTTTCGACGGTTAAACTGATCCATCATGTTTTGACGGTATCTGTCCATCTCCTGCCCAAATGCACCCTGATACATCTGCCCCATTTGATAGGGGTCTGCCCCCTGGAATCTGCCCAACATATTTTCGTATGCCTGGCCTGCGCCCCTAAATCCACCTTCTGTTATTTCTTGTGGCGTTGCAGGTATAGAACCTGCGGGAGCGTTCTTTTTAATCTTAGTTTGCAACCGCTTTATCTCAGGGTCGTTAGGTCGATTTTTTATAAGGAAATCAACACGACGCTGCGCCCTAACAGGGTCAAATGAAGTTTGGGTCTTTTTGCCTGGGTCTTTAGCTAATGCGCCTTTCTTATCTTTTGCCATAATTATACTTGTCCACCCATATCATATCGTATCTCAAATCCTAGTATTTGCATGGTTGCGTTTTTTAGGGAACCACCAAAACGCACCGCCGCACAATGACCTTGCCCCTGTGCAGCATACCTATCAAACACGTATTCAATATCAGATGACCACGGGCTACCCCACGGGCTGCCCCAAGGGGTAAATGTTCCTGCCGGTGTAGTAATTGTAGCGACTGTTGGCAATCGCTTAAAGTCTATATCTAATCCAAGACTTAATGTTATGCCCCTCTTGGTTTTCATTATTGGGCGTATGTCTTTAAACGCTTTGTAATTGCCACGACTACCATAAAAACTAAAAGCAGTTCTGCCGCTAAATTGAATAGGCTGGCTAGTTGTAGAAGTAACGGCATCGGCTTGTCCGTATTCGCCCTGCCAAATTATGCCAGTAGCAGAACCATAAAAAGGATATTTGTTGAATATGTTTATTGATAAGCCATGCTCGTCATTAAATAGCTTAAACTCTGTCCAACCTTTAGTATCGATAGAATAAACTAAAAACTTGCACCCTGTGCCACTTGTAGGAACGGTTATATATACCCTTCTACCCTGCGGCCAAAACACGCCAGTCCATTGATGGTCAAAAGGTGTCTGGCTAGCGTATTCAGAAATTAGTGGGTTAATTTTTTGGCTAACTACGTTTAGCGCTGCTTCTGGGTCTGATTGAAACAAACCTGAAATTGGAATAATTCCTTGCTCGGTTAGAATCCAAACGTCATTGTTTACTCTTACAAACGCCCTGTACCCTAGCGGCTTACCAATGTAATATTTAGCGACTAATCCCCAACTTGTCGGGTCGCCCGCATAGCTACCGCTGTAAAACACAATCTCACCTTCTGAGCTACAAGCCCAAAAGTAATCCTGTACAGCTACGTTAGCGCTGTTGCTATAACTGCCGATGCCAACAAGATAACCCCCCCTAGTAAAAACGTACTGAAAATCGAAAGAAGTAAGAGCAGGAGTACCGCCTGTACCAGTAACTTGCAAACCTCCGTACCATACTTTTGCGGTATTTTTCTCAACAAAGTAAAGCCTCTCTTTATGCGCTGCTACGTTAATAAGTAGGTTTTTACTAACTCCAGTGAAGGTTATGTCACTTGTAGAAGTGCCATTATACACTTGTGCATTATCTGCACCGTTACACAAATACAGGTTATTTGCGTAAGTAGTATGCTGCCATTCTCCGCTAGTTGGCGTTGTTGCACCTGTAACATTTGTAACAACTCCCGCTGTAGTAATTTTGTATATTTTATTAACAGTACAACTTATTAGTTGAGTAGAGCCGTCTTTTAGGTTTAATGGCACAATAGTACGAACAGGCGTTGACACACCTACATTAGCAAACTGACTATACCCTAGCCTAACTGTTGGCGCTCCGGCTCCAGGAAACACGTTTACCAGCTCCAACGCAAAAGCTGGATCCATGTTGTCTATTGGACTTACTAAATCCAACCCGCCATAGGGCGGTGACATTGTGAAGCCTTGAAACGCCATTCATTATCCCCTACGCAAATAAGGTATAATTTGTTCTGGCTTTACAAAGTCAAATGTTTGTCCTTGTGGTACCTGATAAATTGGTCTGGACATGCCCATATCCTGCATCTGTTGATTGTACTGCTGCATAGCTTGGTCACGAGTGCCATATACACCAGGGCTTAACCGATACTGCCCGCCGTTGTTAGCCGATGGCTGTGGCATCTGCGGAAAGTTAAACATCTGATTTTGCATAGGGCCTTGCGGTAGTACCTGGCTAAATCTCATTGGCTCTGGCGCTGCGTTAATAGCTTCCTGACGGTTAGCGGCCTGTTGAGCATAATACATCGCCATGTCCTCTGGTGACATTCCTTGAAGGTTCTCATTTGTTGCCCCTGGCCGTGGAGTAGCCGACCCAATTATAGAGCCTATACTTCCCTGTTGTGGCGGGCGCTGAGGCTGCTGCGGCTGCTGTTGCGGTCTCTGTATAGCTCTTCCTCCAGCAGTAACAAGCCCACCTTTTTCGCCTCGATATACGCCAGGCGATAGCCTTTGCATAGCCTTTTCTCTTGGTGCCTTTGTTAGTGCCCCTTTAAGTTTATTTCCTTGTTCCATTTTCCTTTTCCTTTTGTTTTTGATAAGCATTTGATAGCGCTATTTTCATGCTGTTACCAGCAACTAACCTGCCTTTATCATCACGATACAAGCCAGGGCTTTGACGTACTACTTTGCCTTTTTCTGCCCTTTGTACTACTGCTGGACTAGCAGAACTGCCACCAACTAACTGCTGCGCCCCGCTTACATAATAGTTATATTTGTCCTGCGTTATACGCTTATCGTTTAATGCTTGGTCTAGCTTGCCTTTAACTAAATCAAATGTAATGCCCTGTTGTTTTGCAAAATGCTGCATGTTTTTTAATGCTATATTTGCATCATCTCCGCTGTTACTTACCGCACCCTTAGCGTACCAAGCAGCTAAATCAGAAGCTTTCTGTCCAACAAAACCATACGATGCAGCAAGAGCATCAGCGGCAGGAACCGCAGCTCCCCATGCCGTAGGTTGTGCTTTGGCAATTTTATCAATGTTTGACCATTTAAGAGTCGAACCATCCTTACCAAAATCGTATTTGCTACCGTCTGCTAAAGTGCCTTGAAAGTTCTCATCTAATATATTGTTCTGCTGTAATACCTGTCTGATATTATCTCGCATTACTTGTGGTTTGCGTTTAGAGCTTCCAGCAAATTTACTTCCAGCATAACCTGCTAAAGCACCTACTGCCGCACCTACCGCTGTTCCTAGTATTGGAACAACTGATCCAATCGCAGCTCCGGCCATAGCTCCACTTGCCGCAGCTCCTACGTCTCTTTGTTTGCCCGCTGCCATTTCGCCAGTCATTTCGGCAGTTTTATAAGCACCGTAAGCACCCATAGCTAAATTTAATCCAGGGATAAGGTAGCCACCGCCTAATTCACCTGCGGCAGTTTGCGCCCCTGCGCCTAATGCTCCTGAAGCAGCAAGATTCCCTGCCCCCGCAGCCATGCCTAAACCACCACCGAACTTATCTCCTTTTTGAAAATTTTTATAAGCACCGTACATTTGCGCTAGTGCAAGACCGCCTTGCGCTACCTGACCCCAGTTTACGTTAGACCAAAATCCAGGGTCGTTTAGTGCTTCAGTAGGGACTGTTTGTGTTCCCCCAGTAGGCAATTCTACTGTGGAAGTAGTCCCTTGCGATGCAATAACTTTAGGAGCCGTAGCATCAATGTTAAGTGTTGCGCCTGAACCATCTACGCTCATTGACGGTGGAGCAGCCCTAGTTAAACCTATGGTGCCGCTTGGTGCCATATTAGGAGCTTCGGCAGGAGTAAATGCACCTTTTACATTTGGAAAGCCTCTTAATGCTTCATTAGCAGCAACAGCGCCTAATACAGCACCGCCTACCTGTACCAACCCGCCTGTTTGAGCGGCATCGGCTTTTTCTTTTTCTATTTGGCCTGGGGATTTAGGAGAGCCGAAAATAGATGTAGTTTGCTGATACGCCGCAGCATGTGGCAACCCCTGGCTAGTCAACCAAGCATAATAAGCTTTGGGAGAGCTTCTAGCAAAAGCAGGAGCGTTAGGATTAAAGTTCTGTTCTGCCATTATATCCAAGTCCCAAATGTAACTACGTTGTTCCTACCAAACTGTGACGGCCTATTTAACGCCCCTGCGTAAATAACCTTGCCACCTTTAGTTCTACCAAACTCCTCTACTAATTGTGTGTCAAATGCAGGTTTAACGCCTTCTAGCCCGTGTATTTGTGCAAA